TGATGATCGCGCGGGGTCGAACCGGGCTGGGCGGCGGCAAAAAGGGCGGAGTGCAGTTCTCCTGCCTTGTGGATGAAGTCGAGCGAATCCGCCACGAGCGCGAGGCGACAGGCTTCCTGCTGCAGGATCTTGATCCCGAGTTGCTGACTAAACGCGTCGCGGAACGGCGCATCCTCACCGCCTGCAAGGCGATGGGCGGTATCTAACGCCAGCGCTTGCATGAGGGTCGGCAGCGTTCCCGTGTCGGGGTCGGACCACTCGCGCATAGTCCGCGCGGAATAGTCGCGCTTAGTGAGCGCGGTGATGACGCGCGCAGCTTCGGCCGGGCCGATCTGCGCGAGAATCTTTGTCATCGCGTCCTGAAATGTATCGGGTGTGCGCAGCTTGGTCATACGGTGCTGTCCTGCTGCAAAACCAAACGCGGATGGCAATCGACGGAGACCGTCGCGTGCTCTAATTCTTCGATCACGGGATAGATGTCGGGACGAAGAAGATGCTTGGAAACGCCGGTCGCCCGCTCAACCTTGAGCACATGCTCAGCGGGCAGGCGCTTGGCAGATCGCAGCCATTTCCAGACGGCGGTCTGCGAAACGCCGCACAGCCGTGCAAACGCAGATTGCGAACCTGATTTGAGAACCGCGGTTTTCAGCGATGCAGAAGGGGATGCGATATCCATACCCTTCGGTTACACATATGGTTGTAGTCCAGTCAACACATATTCGTCCGTATGCAACTACACCATTGGTTGTAGCGTGCTGAAATGATTGACGGTGAACGATTAGCTGAGCGACTGAAAGCCAATGGACTTTCGCAGTCCGAATTGGCGCGACGCGTGGGCGTCAGCCAGCAGACCATCCATAAGCTCGTTGTCGGGCAGTCTCGTGGCTCGACGCATATCGCGGCTATCGCGAGAGAACTGGCGACGTCGCCCGCCTATCTCACAGGCGACATCGATGATCCCCATGAAGGCGCCGCTCCCCCGCGTCCTAGGCCGACCGTGCAGGTCGCCACCATGCAGGTATTGCTGCCTGATCAGCGAGCCTTGGCCCGAATGTTTCTTGGCATCCTGAAAGCCTCCGAGGGGATGTCTCAGGATGCTCTTTCTGATGAGCTTGCACGGATGCTGCCCAAAGGGCTCGGGCTTCTGCAAGGGCCGCTTGTGTTCGAGGATTCGGACGACGGCGATGCTCCGCCAGGCGAACCTGAAGATGGTCATGACGATCGTCCCGCACGACTGCGAGCATAGCGCAGGTGGTTTCACATCGAGCGCATCGGCGCTCGCAACGAGGCTGAGACTGGAACACTAAAACCATAACGCCGACTCATATCGTTCTTATTATGTTCCGTTCCGTACGGCACCATTTCCTACAAAAATAGGGGGTGCCTGCCAAAAAATTAGGCACCCCCGCCAACAGCGCTGCGCTCTCAGCCAAAGGCTGTGACTGCGCAATGGTTTAGCTTAACGGACCTACGTTGAGCCGGCGCCGGCGATTATCTGGATGACCGATATTCGGTGAAAAACGGAAGTGCCGCTTTCGGCGAGCCGGAGGCGATAGCGGACATCGCGCGGTGTTGTTGGTGGGCTCACCGCGGTTGATTAAAGAGCCAAGTCGAGTGGTTCCGGGCGGACATATGGGATGCCGATTGCACCGGCTAAGTGACTGGCATTACACCTAACTTGTTCGCTGGCATCGGCCCGTTCCTTCGCTGGCGCTTCCAGCGGCATTTGGGCCTAATCTCGAAGAACATGGATCGACGCTATGTCCTTCATCTGACCTATTTCAACGAAGAATGGTTCAGCGTTCAATGGAATACCCGGCTTATGCCATATAGTCCTGTATTCCTGCTGATATGCATAACGAAAGTTCTTTGCATAAAAAGGGTCGAGATGATCGGGCTTTACCCTATAAGGGTCATAATAATTTACAACGTTAGCAGCCATGATAAGTTCTGAATCAATCTTCCTGACGGCCCGCTCTAGCCTCAACACAAACCTATCCATGTTTTTGATAACCAACGTGGCATCGTAGCCAAAGTCGTCAATCAAGCGGGGCGTATAATTAGCCGTCATACACATGACGTAAAAGTTTTCCTGAAGCGCGCGCGAATATGTTATCTCACCAATCGCGTGTATCCGCTCGCCTTGCTGGCCCGTCACCGGGTCAATGTGATGTATGATGGCGTTTCCGCCGCTTCCAACGGCAGTTACCGAAAGTTCATCGTCTTGAACGGCGGGGTTTAGCGAAGGGTCAGCGTATGAAGCCGCTGGCCCAATCCTAAAGCGGCCATGGTTCATTGCGTCTTTGATGTGTTCTTTTTGGCCCATCCGCACAATATCGCCTGGCGCAACCTTCTTCTTTCCAAGTATACGCAAGCCCCTGGGTTTATCCGGGTGACTGATCCAAGGAAACTGATCCGGCCCCATTAGCTTAACGCTACCGTAAGGCGCCTGACGGATGGCCAATTCTTCCAGAATGTGGGTCCACATAATCCACCAGAACATATTCTTTTGCGGATCGCCTGGCGTAAGCTGGCCGGCATCGTTGACGCCCATCATGTTGGACGCAATATCTTGGCTTCGCCGCTCAATGGCTTCAATGCTGGCGTTCCGAAGATACCTATCGGCGCGATATTCCGCGCGCCACGCTTCATGTCGCTTCATCAATCCTCCCCGGTCGCGATCAAGCTGCAACAAACGGAGAACGCTGGCAAGCTGGCAAAGGCGTTCGGCGGAGGCACAATCTTCCTAACCCGGCGGGAGCAGCACCTACGTAACAGCTTTCTGGTGATCTGGTTGTTGGAGGTCATGGCGGACGTTACGTGCTGAACGAACGACTGCAATCAGACGCTTTCCACGACTGCTGAACGCCTGCCATCGGGCGGAAGCAGTCTGGTCGCTTTGCCATATTATCGGCATCAAACCGCTTCAAGCTTGATGCCCGTGGAATAGCCCCGATCGCCGAATGTATGCGTCACCTCAACAGCCAGCCACGCGGTTCGGTCGATCGGCGCTTTGTAGCCGCTGACGCTCGCCTTCATCTCCGCGTGAATATCCGGCCGCCCCAGCGCGAGCGTGAGACTGAGCGAGACAGGCTCCCGGCCCGCGCGGCCATTTGCCGCGTTGGCAGCGGCCTGCGCATCCGCCTCGGTGGCGTAGACGCGGGACAGCGTCTTTGCCCCCTCGACCTTCCCGGCCACGAATTGTTCGCGCTTGCCGGACTTCCGGTCGTGCCACGTCGCCTTCACCCCCGGCACGTCGTCGCGCTTGTGGCGGCTGAACTGGTGGGCATCGCCGTCGCGGCGCGCGATGGTGAGGGTCGCGATCGGTTTGCCGGACGGCGTCGTGTCGGCGGCGATCGGCGAAAAGATCAGCACGCCGCGCGCGATCTTCGCCACCGCGCCGCGCTCCCGGCCGAGGCGACGGAGGAAGGCGAGATCGCTTTCGCGGTTCTGCGCCTTTGCCGTGACGCCGATGTCGGCGAGGCTGGCCGCGCACCGCGGCGTCAGCTGGTGGCGCCCGGCGATCTCGGTCACGATCGCGCCGAGCGTCGTGCCGTGCCAGCTCTTCTCGCGCCTGGTCTTCAGGTCGCTTGTGAAGTCGGCCGATCGCGCGCGGATCGTGATCAGGTCGGGCGGGCCGCCATGCGCGACCTCGTCGACGATGAACCATCCCTTGTCGACCAGGCCGGGCGTGACGTCGCTGCCCTGCTTCCAGCCGAGCCAGACGTGGATCTTCGCGCCCGTCGGCGGGAGCGCGACGGCGCCGTCTGTGTCGTCGATGACGAGATCGAGCTGGTCGGCCTCCTCGCCGCGCTTTTCGGTGATGCCGAGCGAGACGAGGCGCCGGCGCGGCGGGCGGCCATTGGTTTGTGCGACGCGGCCTTCGAGCAGCGGCGTGATGTCAGTACCGTCGACAACGACGCGGACGGCGGCGATGTTGGCGATCATGCGACGTCGCTGTCGACGCGCAGGAGGTCGATCGCGAAATCGATCTGGCGCGGCGTGCCGTCGGGGAAGAACGCCTTTGCGCGATCGTCGATGCCGGTGATGACGAACGCGCCATAGACATAGCCGAGCCCGTCGACGAGCGACCAGGCGTCGCCGCTGCCCGCCATGCGGCGCAGCTCGTCGATCGACATGCGGCCATCGGCGATCTCGGCATAGACGGTGCCGGGCAGCGTGATCGTCTCTTCGCCGGGGCCGGTATATTGGGTCGCGTCGCGCGCGCCGATCCGCGCGGACGTCGCATGGCGCCAGCTCGCGCGGCGTGCCAGCTCGTCGAAAGCGAGCGTCTGGATCGAGAAAGGGAACAGGCCAAGCGCGAGGAGCATCAGACGGTCTCGTAATCGGGGGTGTCGGCGAAGGATGATCGGCGCCGCGCGGCCGTTTCGCGGTCGCGGCGGTCCAGCTCGTCGGCGACGGCGCGAGCGAGGGCTTGCGCCTCCTGACCCGGTTGCTGGTTGATGTGGATGGTGTAGCTGCGGGGTGCGGCACTGGCCGCGCCGGACGACGCGGGGGCGGCGCCGGCGGCGCCTGCCATCGCGAGCGCCGGGATCGCGCTGCCGGTGACGATCGCGGACGTCAGGCGGCTGGAGAGCCGGTCCATGCGCTTGACCGGCTCGCCCTCCTGCGCGGCGATGCCGTTGGTCAACCCGTCGACGATGTTGCCACCGAAGCCCGCAAAGACGCGGCTGGGCGAATGGATGCCGAGCTTTGCCTTGAACCAGCCCGCCGCGGACGAGGCGACGCCGACGATCGTGGTTTTCAGCAAACCGAACATGCCGAAGATCCCGCGGATCAGGCCGGAGATCATGTCGCGGCCGATCTGCGCGAACCGGGTCGGCAACGACGCGAACCAGTCGACCGCGCCTGCGAACGTCCCCTTGATCCCCTGCCAGAGTCCGGCGAACCATCCGCCGATCACGCCCCAATTGGCATAGATCAGATAGGCCGCGGCGCCGATCGCGACGATGCCGGCGACGACTGCGAGCGCAATGCCGATGACCGGCAGCATGCCGATCCCGAGCGCGCCGGCCGCGAACGCCAGCGCCGAGAAGGGCGCGACCAGGCCGGCGATGACGATCGCACCGCCCCCCAGCACGAAGAACAGCCCGGCGAACGCCGCGGCGCCAATAGCGACGGCCTTGGTCGCATTGGGATAGCGGTTGGCGACGTCGCCGATCCACATCGCGAACGCGTTGGCGCGTGTGACGATGGCGTTGATGGTCGGCAGCAGCTGCGCGCCGAGCGTAATGGCCAGCGTCGTTGCGTTGACCTTCAGCTGTTTCGACTGCTCGGCCGAATCCTTCATGCGGTCGGCGAAGTCACTGTCAGTCGTGCCCCCGGCCTTGCCCGCCTCGTCGCGGATCTTGCGGAATTCCTCCATGTTCTGGATCAGCGGACGCAGGCCCTGCTGCACCTGGGCATCCTCGAACAGATAACCGAGCTTCGACAGGTCGCCCTTCAGCGTCTTGTTGGTCAGCTCGGCAATGGCTTCGAGCGGTGTCTTTCCATCGGCATAGGCCTTCTTCAGCGCGGCCGGCAGGTCGACGCCCATCTTCTCGAACGCCTTGTTGGTGGCGGGCGACGCGATCTTCTGGAGAATATTGGCGAGGTTGCTGCCGGCGCTGGCGGCATCCCCTGCCCCCTTGCGCGCGATCTGCAAACCCGCCGCCAGATCCGCGACGGCACCGACGCCCGTCTGTCCGAGCCCCTGATAGGCGGCGGTGAGCGCTGGGAAATACTGCGCCATGTCCTTGATTTCGAACGCGCCCGCCTTGCCGGCGCTGGCCATGATGTCGATGATCTTGCCGGTCTGCGCGACCGGTACCTTGAGATTGTCGGTGGCGGCGAAAGCGGCGGCGGACAGGTCCGCAATCTCGGCCTTGTATGCCGTTGCGGCGCGGCCGATCGGCTTCATCATCGCGACCGCATCGGGCACCTTCGCGCCGAGGCCGGCGAGCGCATCGACGCCGGCTTGCAGGTCCGCTGGCATCTGGTTGGCGGCGCGCGCGGACACGAGCAGGTTGCGGCCGAGCTGCTCAGACGCGGCGCGCGACAGGTCAGCCTTTTGCCCGATGTCGGTCATCACTGACTGATAGTCCTGCGCCGCCTTGATGCTGCCGATCAGCGGGGCGGCCATCGCCACGCCGGTGCCGATCGCGGCGGCACCGCCGGCTGCGAGCCCCGTGGCCATGCCCTGCGTCCGCGCGAAGCGTGCGCGGCCGGCCGCCATGCGGCGTTCGCGATCGGCGAGCCGTCCGACCTCAGCCGTCTGCTCGACGATCGTGCGGTTGGTCTGGACCGCCTCGGTGCGCAGCCGCCGCTGGTGCCGCGCCAGGTCGTTCGTGTCGATGCCCGCGGTGTGGAGGCGCAGCGACATTTCCTGCAGTGACTGCGCCTGTTTGCGCTCGGTCGCCTCCAGCGTCGTCACTTCGCGTTCCGCCCTGGAGAGCGCGCGGGTCAGCGCCGCGGTTGGCTTGTCGGCTGCGACGATCTCCTGCCGTAAACCCGCCATGCGCGTGCGCGCCGTCCCGAGCGCTGTGCCGGTATCGCCAAGGCCGGTCTTCAGTTTGCGGAAGCCCGCAATATCGCCCTGCGCGCGCTCGATCTCGCGCAAGCCGTCGCGCGTGAGCCTGAGCGCCTGCGCGGCCTTGGTCGATCCGCCAGCAATGGCGCGCAGCGGACCGGTGACGCGGTCGCCAGCCTCCAGCAGCATGCGGATGCGCAGGTTACGATCCACGGGTCTGTCCTTCGGGATTGTGGCGGCGGGCGGCGCGCGCGCGCCACTGCATCAGGTCGTGGATCGAGAGCGCGTCCAGGGCATCGGGCGACCAGTGGAAGACGAAGGCGATGTCCGCCATCGGATCCTCTACATGCTCTGGGAGAGTGCCGCCTTCGTCGCAGTCGGCAGCAAAAAATCGACGAGCACCCCTGCGATCTGCGTCACGTCGGCGGGATCCATGGCGTCGATGAGGTGCGGATGCAGGATCGGCTGCGTCACGCGCGGCGCGACGAGCGCGACCTGATTATAGTCCATCCGCACCAGCCCGCCGAGGTTCGCACCGCGCAGCGCGCCGCCCATCGGCTTTCGGACATGAATCAGCGTGCCCGCCGGCATCACGACCTTGTCGGCGACGACGATGTCGTATTCGAGCGTGACGTCGCCCGGCGCGGCGGGTGCGGAGTTTTGTGTGTCGTTCTGGTCGTTCATCTTATCGATCCTCGGATTTGGTTCTCGGCGGGCCAGCGGCGCTGGCGCGCGGGCTAAAGCCCCAGCGCCCCGCGGTGCGCGGCCATCAAGTCGACGCCGCCAACGACCTCGATCATGCCGAGCACATCGATCTCGACCTCGACGACGTCGTTCCACGTCAGCTTGAAATAGCTGAGCTGGCTTTTGACCTTGAACTCGGTGTCTTCGCCGGGCTTCCATTCGCCCATGTCGATCTCTTCGTGCCGGCCGCGCGTGACGATCTCGACGACGTCGACGGCACCGGTGTCGTCGTTCTGGAACGAGCCGACGAAGCGCTGCTGCACGCCCGAAATGTTGAGC